CTCCCATTACCGCCGCCATCTACAGCAACACCTCCGCTACCGCTACCTCCACCGCCTCCGATACAAGTTGCAGTGAACGTTCCCGCAAGGACGGGGGCTGTGTACACCGTAGAAGTTTCTATAATCGTCACTTGGTTTAAGACTGCGTTACCTGCGTCGGTAGAAGTGTAGTTCTCGTCTTGCCACTCTCGACCGCTCCAGTATAAAACTAATGATCTGTCTAGTGAAAACGATCCGTCTAGCTCCACTACTCCGTCCTTATAAACAGGGAAACCTCCTGCTACGGTGATAGTGGGCGTATAATCGATAGGCAAAGCTTTGATAAGCGCTATATAAGTACCTGTCTCTATCCCAGCACCGTTAGGGAGTGAGACCGAACCGACAGTATCACTTAGAAAATACTTTTCGTTAGCGGTTAATAGCTGTCCGTTTTCGACGGGGGTTGAGTTAAGAAAACCTGTACCCCCTGAACCCTCTACTTCTTTTAATAATAAACTAGGCATTATATGATCTCCAATGTTGTTGTGTTAATTGCTTCTAGGATTACTAGTTGCGCTGGTTCCAGTTGTAGGTCTGTGCCTGAAGGAACTGTTTGTTTATCTCCTACTATTGTAAAGTTAGGGTTCAATATAGTTAATAGTTTATCCTCACTAGCAGTAGAAGAAACCCTTGCTGAAAACCTAGAACCTTTAGTTAACGCAGTAGGTAACACTAAAGTACCATCACCTTCGTAAGTTAAATCAACGATCTCTTGTGCAGCTCCTATAGTATACGAACCGCCATCAGCGATGAACTCAGGGATCCCTGCGCCCATTACAGCAGCTTCAGCTCTATCCGCAGCAGCAATAGCTAACGCAGCTTCATCTAAAGCTTCCTGAGCACTTGCAGCAGCAGCGGCAACATCAGCAGTAACCTCTGTAGTTATAGTCGCAGCTGTTGCATCTACGTAAGCTTTAACTGATTGTTGAGTAACTAGATGGGTATCGGAGTCAGAAACCATATCATCTTCATCCTTAACCACACTACCTGTGATTCCCGTGGGTGTTAGTTCTAAGTCTTGAGTCCCTGTGGGATCTTTAAGTAACCTAATAGGAGCACCACCTCCTGGTGTATCATCATGGTTGTGTCCTGTACTAGTATTGAACACCGAGACTAACTTATCAAATTCTGAGTTCCCATGTTCCGCTAGTATTGTGTCGCCATCCGTAAACGAAGTCTGACGTGTGTAGCCTTCAGCGATAGATCACCTCCTTAGTTATATTCTACCTGATTTAATTAAATACATATCGAAACCTTGGAGACTAAAAGGATCACAACGTTCCCCTGATGGGAATATCCTTATAGCAATAACCTTACCAGACCCTTCAGTAATCAAAGGGATTCTAGGGTTAACCAAAGTACCATATTGTACGTTAGCATATGCAGCAGTACCGTAAAGTGCTGGCGCTTTTAATGTACCACCTTGTCCTATACTGTAAGGAGGTGGTTGATATGTTGCTGGATCTTCGAAGTCAAACTTCAAGGATACATTGAAACTAGTATCTCCCTCAAGCTTTAAGTACGTTAAGAGCTTGTGGACATTCTTTCTAACCGCAGGGTCTCCCGCTGAGAAGAAAGGGGTCTGGAATAAGAAGTTAATCTGCGTACCATTCATATCAATACCTGAGTCATGATACCATAAGTTACCTACCTTATCCCCTGATATAGTCCTTTCTTTACCTTCGTGTAATCCGTTATGTATCTGATGAACATCAAAACCTAGTAGTTCTGAGAACTGAGGTAATATCCCTCCAGTCTGAGGGTTAACTCCCATCCTAAGTATGATACTGTAAGAAGCTCTGTTAGTTGCTTTGCTTCTAAAGAATAAACGATACTGAGATTTACCTTTAATTACTTCGGATACTACAGTGTAATCAGATATGGTTGAAGTGAACTGTTCTAGTTTAGAGTTGATAGGCTTAGATAATAGTTCTAAGTTTACATCCCCAATCTTAACGGTAGCTGATAGAGACCGTAGGCCATCAGGACTTAGGAATATTAAATCACCTACAAGTTCCTGAATTGAGTTACCGTCTATACATCCTATCTTAGCTGTTACTTCCTCCCTTGCAGGACTTCCAGTTTCTAATCCTATTACTTTATGAATACTAGTCTCACAGAATACGTAAAGGGTTCCCCTGAACATTCTCATGCCTTTGACTATATCATTGAAGCCTATAGACCCTGCGTTACCTCCTTCGAAATCATCAGTACCATTTATATCACTGTAGTATATCTCAGAAGGTGCTTGATCCATCCCTGCAATTACATATTGATCTTTGAATTTCTCAGAACTAAAAGCTCCCGTTAAAGACCCTGAAGTTAACGTTACTTCTTTGTATGTATAAGTAGAATCAGCTAATGTAGTGCCTGAGACCTTAAGTAAGAATGGAGGATGTCCATCACTAACTCCCATTATAATAACTTCAAGTCCTTGCTGGAACACAGTAAATGTATAAGCAACACTATCAGGTCTAGGCAACTCAGTAGCTGCTTGAACCCCCGCATAATCCCCAGCTGTTATATCTTTATTAACTTGTACGTAGTTTGTTTTGTCGTAAGTAATATATATTTTACTGCCTTGACAGACTATAAATAGTTTACCCTCTACTACAGTAAGTCCTTTGATTGGTGTTAAGTCCCCACCCTGGATTACACCAGAGCCAAAGACTTCCTGCCCTGAGACCCTACGATACCCGCCGTCACTTGAGGGTTCAAAGTTTATTAACCTTGATGCTAAGTTCGGTTGGGCTAAAAGGTCTTGGGTGTTTGTTGTATTATCTAATCCTCCCTTACATGATATAGGGAATGTTTCTTCCATCATACCCATCTCATCCTTATACTTTGATTACCATACTTTCTTTTCATCTTAGTTAAACGTCTAAGGAATCTCTGCTCAGCCATTGCTGCCTGATTAGTATCTCCCCTGAAAGACCACATGTGATGTAAAGCCCCGTCTACTAAAGCAGTATAATGCATATCAGGCATTGGTACTTCATCAGTAGCAAACTGAAACTTAGAAGGTCTGCTCCAGATCCTATAGTATAACTTACCTACATTCTCAGTTGGTAACTTAGATAAACCCATAGACCTACCGTCAGCAGACTGGATAATATAACATGTCTTAGTTTCTCTATCTATAAAGTCTTGACTATCTTCGTATTGATCCCAGGATACTAAGGTCAAAGGATGTTTAGTTCCTTCGCTGTCCCTATAATAAATCGAAGACCAATCTACTGCATCCTTGTATGGGTTATCTACAGGTATCTGAGTCCATTGGGTCAGAGGAATTATAGATCTTTCCCCTGATAACTCTAGACTATCGACAGCTGTAGCGTCCTTAGACTGGAGCCAAGGCCATTGATGTTCTTCTACTATATCAAAGTATGCTCTATTAACAGAGTCCTTAGCAAACTGTTGGAGTCCCCGTGCCGCAGCGAACTGTTGTGCAGTCATAGGTCCTTCGTTCACAGCTTGTAATACTATGTTTGTGTATTCTAAATAAGTCATCGTTCCTCCTGTTATAAGTACTTACCCATTAACCCTCCTTAACATGCGCTTTAACTGTACCTGTCTCTACATAAGAATACACTTCTTGGTTAGGGGTCAGGAAAGGTTCAAGGTATTGGCCAGGACCTACAGTTTCACCGAAGGTACTTAACGTGGCTACTGCTTGTGATATTTCGGTGCTCGTCCAAGACGTAGGGTCTTGCTCCAGATACCCAGAACCTTCAGGGTCTAAGGGATCCACAGGTATTAGCCCATGCCAGAATTTAACAGACTTAGTTGCATCTAGGTTTTGAATAGCAACCGATGCTAAGTCAGGACGACCTAAACTTACTAAGGCAACACCTTCAGGATATTCCCTCGCTACAGATGTAGCCTTTACTGATACAATACTACCTTGTACAAATCTTATTTCCGAATCTGAAGTATGAAATTTAGAACTCATATAATAAACCTCCTTAAAAACAAAAGGGACCCGAAGGTCCCTATAGATTACCTACTGAGCGTAAGTTACGTATGCGCCAACTAACGCGTTATCACGAACTAAAGCACGACCGAATACGTGTAAACCACGGATCTTATCGCGGAAGCCATCTTGTGAACGTAGCTTCTCAGTCTTGACGATTGAGTTAGCTGTTGCAACTGCTGACATATGGCCACCTAATAGGAAGCCAGGGGTAGCGTTGTTAGACTTAAAGACCTTAAAGCCTCGTACATCTTGTGCAACCAGACCGTTAGTGAAGTCTGCTTTACCGCCACGGTAGTCAACGTTAATCAACTGTGAATCCGCCGCTGTAAGTTTCTCAACGAACTCAGGTGATACTACTAGATAACGACCTTCCTCTGGAACATCCTGCTTATCTAAGTAGAGACCCATCTTAGACACTAAGTCTAACGGATGGATATCACCAGCAGTGATAGAGTTTAAGTTGTTATTCAAGCGGAATGAATCAGTCTTGATCTGAGTGATTGCATCTGCTACAGTAGTGTCAGCAGCTAACGCTGTCTCACTTGCAGCTTCTTTACGTCTGATGAATACATCAGTCAATGGATCAGTCGAACTATCTTTGTTAGCTAGTAAGATCTTACCCATCTCAGCTTCGAAGTATGCTAAGACGTTTAAGTCGTAAGCCATCTTCATGTTGTAAGTAGCTGCATTAGATACTAGTTGTTCCCAACCAACGTGTGCTAACTGAGTCTCAATGTCCTCTACTTCAAACTGATAAGCATGTGCTTGGTCAAGAACCAAGGTATGATCAGCATCATTGTAAGTAGCTGAGGTCATTGTATCACCACGACCATATGTTGAGATAGTGATGTTAGGTTCAGTGATGATCCTTACTGAATCGCCGAATGATGAAATCTCACCGAAGTAATCTGAGTTAGTAATACCTTCTACTACTGACTCACGCGTAAATCGCATTAATACATTCTTCGAGAAGATCTCAGGTACCCATACTGGATTTACACCGTCATCAGTTGTACCCTTAAGGTTCGCTGTGTTGTTGTTGTAGAAATGCTTCTGAGTTTGAGTTTGTGCTGGTAAGTTACCGAATAAGCCTGCCATGTTAAAATTCTCCTATATATAAAGTGTTGTTAACGGATAAGTCCTTGTGCGTACTGCTTTTGAATTTCTTCTTGGTTAGCAGCGTAATCACGTTGGCTCATCCTTTCGATCTGCTCTCTAGTAAAGACTCGTTGGTTACTCTGAGTCTGTGGGGTCACAACACTACCATGGGTACTTACAGCGTCAGCCGCTGAAGGTTCATTGTACGTTGGTGCAGGTGTAGCAGAAGTATTCATGGCCTTATAGTAATTGAGAGCTCGTATTACTTTAGAGGCATCATGCTCATCAGCCAACCACGATTGTATATCTGGACCCTGCGCTGTTGCCCATGTTTGGAAATGTTCAGTCTGACTTATCTCCAAAGCATCTGGATGCGCTTGAAGTAACTCAGCTGCGGCTTTCTCTGCTTTAGCTTTACTAAGATCTTCTTGAATAGGCTTTAAAGAGTTTGATGCAATATCATGTGCAACTGTCTCGATCACTCCCATCCAATCAGGATTAGTTTCTTTAAAAGCAGCTAGTTCCTCAGGTGTCTTAGGAGGGGTAAAGACTGTGCTTTCCTTCTTAAGACGACGGTTCTCTGATTCCAAACCAGTACGGGTTTTATCGTGGTGGGACTGCAAGTTAGTATAACGGTCTTTAGAAACTTCAAGTTCCTTATTTACCGCAGCTAATTGAGCTTGCATGTCTTCCAATGTAAGAGGTGCCCCTTGTTCTTGTGGGGTCTCTTGGGGTGCTACGTTATTCATATAATAATTTCTCCTTTAATAGTTCCTTTGCAGGTGTACTATAGTTTCTTTAATTTATCAGGAAGTTCTAACAGTGTTTTAAGTTGTAAGATCTGTCCTTGAATTCTATTAATTGATTTGATATCGTTACTTGTAATTAATATTTCAGTTAATCGGTCACGTTCAAATACTAAATAATCTTCTAGATTATCCCAATGATTCTCGGATGTAATCAAAGGGAGTAATCTTTTAATGAGTTTATTCTGATCCATTACTTAGTCTTAGTAGGCTTAGATTCCACAGCCTTAGGCTCATCCTCTACTACTATATTAACTTGCTTGGTGTTCCTTTCCCATGTTAAGGTCTTATGGAGTTCTAAGGATAATGTTTTAAATTCCTCACTCTCCATATTAGGAAACTTCTTAGACTTAATTTCTTTTACAATCGCTGTTGAACTACGCATTTAATTCTCCTTCTGTTCCGTTAACGCCTTGGACATTACCTGCTCCCTCTGTATTACCAGTGAAGCCTTCTTGTCCAGGGGCTGGTGCAGCATCAGGGGAAGGTACAGATCCGCCCTGTCCTCCGCCTTGTGCTTGTTGATTCATTGCCATTAGCTGTGCATATACCATTGCTTCCTCAGGACTATTTAATACTTCATCTGGATTCATATCCATTTGTATTGCTAGTTCCTTGACGATAGTGGGTAGTCTTATTAACGGGGCGAGCTGTGGGTTAGTACTTAGCTGTAGGAAAGTTTGTAAGGACTGTGCCTTCCTCTCCTTCGATATAAGATTATAAGACCCTAAGGCTTTAATCTCTAAGTCACCCTTAATCTCAGGATGCTCATCAGTATTGAACTGCATGTTCCACTGAAAGTAACTGGACGCTAGAGGCTTTAACAAGTGATCGTCAATATTGCGGATAACGTTCTTGATACTCATAGATGCTGAGTCCATTAGCATTGACAGCCCGCTAGCTGTCCGTCCAGTTCCAGAAACTCCTGTCTGTCCATGAAGGATACTCTGGATACCTGTTGCCTCATCAGCCATCTGTCTGAACTGAGAGAACATTTGCATGTTTTGATTAGCTACATGTGGAATGTTAATAGCGTTTATAGTATTACCAGTCTGTCCTGCTTGCCTTTCAACAACCATACCTGGGTACACTTTACCATCAAACTCTCCTGGTAGTGCATTCTTGTCTACCTCTAGTATAACATTACCTGCTAACATAGAGTTCTCTACTGCTAGGCGGGTCATACCATTCATTAAACCTTGTAAGTCTTCCATAAGCTCTGGGATACCTGTGCCATATATTGAATACGGATCTTCCTCATAAGGACAAAGGAAGTAAGGGATCCTCGCAGGGATGAAAGGGTTTATTGTTAATCTAATTATTCTATCACCTACGACCCAAGCGTTTACCTGTACGGTAGCACCAGCACCCTCAGGTACTTTAAGATCATAGAGTTTAATAGCATCTTCAGTTGAAATGTAACCCCAGTACTCTAGGACACTAAACAACTCTTGTTCTGTTTCTTGTGCTATATCATCCCGTAGGATATGTTCATGTTGTTCTACTACATAGTTAGGTCCATCCAGTAAAGCATCATCAATTATATCCTGTTTGAATAAAGGACTCGTAGATGGTAAGCCTCGAAGCTGGGAAGGATTCATTCTATGTCTTTCTATGATCCATTCAATGTCGTTAGAGTTATAAGCATTAGGATCTATGTATAAGTCCCATAAAGAAACAAAGGATACCGCAGGGAATTTCTTAGTCTCTGGGGAGTATTGTCCTTCTGTCCAGCTATTAGATATCTTACTTTCAGTGAATGGTCCTTTCATTGCCCCTGTACCTAACATACATAGCTCGTATAAGCTCCTACGAAGCCCCATACGGGCTTTAGATTCATCAAGCTGATCATGTATTACCTTTTCCATTTTAAGGGCTGCTTTCTTCGCTGGGGAGATCTGAGCACCACTACCAGTTGCATCATTACCCTCCTCGAACATTTCCTCCTTAAGACCCTCAGAATATGCGTTACCTATAACATTAGTAACATCTTCTTGTGTAGCACCAGGTGGTAGTTCAATTCCATCACCAGCAAACCCTACGTCTAAGGAATCTGTAGGAGCTTCAGATTGAGCTTCTTGATCCTTAAGATGTGCAAACTCCGCAATGCCGTCAGGGATTGGGGTAGGTAATACACTAATAGGGAACTTCTCTCCAGATAGTAATGCCTCATTGATCTGAGCATAGGCCGCTTTAGTTTTAGTGGTAGTAGTTCTAACATAGATGTCAGCTACTTCAGACTCAGGGCGCATTGAGGGTCCAGAGTCTTGTCCTCTAACTGCCATAAGGTTCTTAGTCCATTGGTCAGCTTTGGGTCTTCGGGCTCTATCAGCCTGATCAAACCTCATGTTAATGAAATCAACTAAGGGATTAACCATAGTCTCTAAGGCTTGCTCTAATTCGTTAGGTTCTTCGTTATGCATGTTACTCCTTATGTCTCATAGTACTTTAAATATGGTATTATGAGAAGTAGTTATTGTGTTTAGCCCAGGCTGCTTGGCTCTTAGATCCTTGGAGTAAGGTATCTCTAGTGACTGTCCTAGGTCTTGCCATACATAAGTAACGTAAGCAGTCTAATAAGTCATAGTGATGTTTCCTACCCAGGGAGAACATCCTGGTATCGTTGATATCGTTAGGGTTTGTAGCTTTAGATTGAGCTGTCATTAGTTGATCTATGAGTTTAGTACAGCTTGTGTGGATATATAGCTTGTATTGTCCATCATAGTCAGGTATTAGTCTTTGGTTAACTTGTTCCCACCCAGCTTCACGGTTTCTGTCGGCTGGTTGTGGGTTAATTCCCCATCTATCTAAGGTTTGTATGTGGGTAGGCCCTGTATGTCCAGTATTCTTGAACAATGTCCAGTCTATTACCCGTTGATCTACCTTAGTGTACATTTCCTCTGCCTCTTGTTCCGATATGGACTGTGCCCAGCTATCAACTGTGGCTCTTACCATCTCTAGTTCCCTATATACGTGTAATGAACCATCCATAGGGTTAATCTTAGCCCATAAACAACTAGCAGGATCCACCCAACCATAGTCCATAGCGGATATGATAGGCCAATGCATAGGAGGTAGTTCCTCAGTGATGTGTTCCTCTTTATTAAACTCAAAGAATCCATCATCCACTGTGTTCCAGTCCCCATATAGCAACTGCTGTACCTTCTTAGGGGGCATTTGTTTGAGTATCTTCTCGTATTCTCCGTCCTCTGTTAGGTATGGGTTATCAAATAACGTAGCTGGTATAAATTTATAACTAACACCTGTACTATCATCATCATCTTGACACCTAAGGAACGGGGTATTGTAGGGCGCTGGGTCTATGAATCTCTGTTTAACCCACGGGGCACCACCTGGGTTCCCTGTACACCTTACATAACAGGTAATCTCTGGGTCTGTGGTCCTTAATCGTGAGAATAGGAAGTCAAAACCTTCAGGAGATTTCTGTAATTGTATTTCATCCCAAGCAATATAGCTATATGGTAGACCAATGTAACGATCTTTATCATCCTCTTTCTCGAAGTACCCGAATTCTAAGGTGGCTCCACTAGGGAAAGTCCATATCATCTTGGATTCATTGAACTTAGAGCCAGGGAAAGCCTTATAATAGTTCTGTTTAGATACTGATATAAGTTCCTTAAGCTCTGAGTTCCTTCGACGTAGGATTAAAGACCTCATTGCGGGTCTATGTGCATACCTAACTGCGTCGAATATTAAAGCATAACTCTTACCCTAGTGATCCCAATATTGATGATCAGGGAAATTATCTGATTTTAATCTATGTACTAGCTTCTGCCTTGACATCCCTAACTTCCTAGCAGCCTCACGGACTCCTGGGTAGATAGTCTCCTTAATTAACACAGACTTCCTAGCTTGAGATTCAATCATCTTCTGCTTAAGCTCTGGTTTATTCATAGGATTACTCTCTTTAGTAAACAAAGCAGGATGGTTATCTTTAACTATCTGCCTTCTCATAGGGTTATGGTCTCCATAGAATCCTGAAGGTATTCCTCCAGGCATCATATTGTAAAAGGAATCACTCTCTGATTCTTCTAATGTTACCATAAGTCCTTCGAACTCGTAAGCTAAGTCTACAGTTTCAAACTCTATAAGTTCAAAATAGAAAGCTTCAATACCTTCAAGTCTTAAAGCCTTACCAAAATCATATGTGGATTTCTTATGCTCTGATAATCTTCTATTAAAGTTATTAGTTACACCTACGTACTTCTTGTTGTTTACTTTGTTAGTTGCTATATATACATAATACAAATTAATTTCTCCTAATCGTCAGTTAATACTGGAATCACTCTGGACTATATCTTCATCTCCTAGTAGGAGAGCTGGGCGCTACGGGTATTATCCCTCTTAAACTCATACTTGAGTTATTTTAGTCTCTGAACGTTCCCCTGGTCTAGGGGCTTCGCTGCTGATTACTTCACATCTATTAGATTTTCAAACATTCACGCTTACCGTTCCCAGTTACGTTGTAGTTCTAATAGGTCTTAAAAGCTTCCAGCAATTCACCTCAGTTGTTTACAATACCTTCACAGGTATAGGGTGGCAGAATAGAGTTGTTTCTGTTAAATAATACCACCAGCTGCACCACCATAGAACACTACTTTCTCTGGGGCCGCTAAGAACTCCGCTTGTCT